CGCGATCCAGATTCTAGAATTAACAAAGCGTTGCGCAAATGGAATTGCTAGCAACGCATATAAAGACTAGTATTAAAATATAATATATGCTAAAAATTAACGTTAAGAGGTAAAACTATATGAACGAAGAACTTCGTAGAGAAATGTTTCAAGAATATTTAAGTGCTAGACAACTTAATCAAATTCCTGATACGCTTTCATTTGATGAATATATGAGTACGATGGTTGATCAGGCGATGTCTCTAAGAGACGAAGACATGATGAACAAAGGTGGACGTGTTGGTTACAATAAAGGTGGCAGTGCAAGCAGAATAAGTCAACTATTAGCTGTACGAGAAGATTTAATGCGCGCAGGAGAAGATGTTTCTCATATTGACGCAGAATTATTTCAAATGGGGTTTACTCGTTTACCGCAAGCTAACGGTGGTAGGATTGGTTACAACATGGGCGGTCCCATCGGTTACAACATGGGTGGCATGGGCGGCGACATGGGTATGGGCAGTGGTATGGGCAATCTAGAATTAGCTCAAGCACCCGGACGAGAAAGTGAAGGACAAGAAGCGCAGTTAATAAAATTAATTTCTTCTATTCAAGATCCAGCAAAAAAAATTAAAACTGCAATTATGCTTTTGTTACAAGTCGGTGAAGAAGCTATTCCATTATTAGAAAAAGCACTTAGTCCAGAAGAGTTCGGACAAATGTCAGCACAATTAGAAAGTATGCCAGAAAACGAAATGGCCGGCGGTGTTGCTGGACTAGACCAAAGTGGTATGCAAGGTGCACGACAAATGCAAGGTATTCCGGAGATGGCAGCGAACGGCGGCCGCATGGGTTATCAAAACGGTATGATGGTAGCGTCGGCTGACCCTGACACTAATCCTGACGACCGACTTTTAGACGATCCTGAAGGTATGTTTAATACTAGTCCTGAAGATGCTATGAAACTTATTGAAACGGCAATGCCGGGCGCTAATCCGTCAGACGTAGTAGAAGCCTACGACCGAGCAGTACTGCAAGGTTTTCAAGGTAGCATACTAGAGTTTATTATGATAATGGGCGGAGACCGTAGAGACNTAGGCAAGGATATGGGAGCTAACCCGCAAGGTATCATGTCAACGATGAGAGCGTAGTATGGCAATCGATAGAGACATGCCGCTAAAGGAACAATTAAAATTTGATATGAATGCAGCCGACGTTGAAGTTATGGACGGCGATCCACAACTAGATGCTGACGGTGGTGCTACTATTAACTTTGGTCCGGAGACACAACTGTCCGAAGGTCACAATGAAAATCTAGCAGAATTTTTAAGTGACGGCGATCTTTCAGGTATAGCTAGAGACTTAAGTGACGCTTACGAAGCTGACAAAGATTCTCGGGCTGAATGGTCTTCGACTTACGCAGAAGGTTTGGATTTATTAGGAATGAAGTACGAAGATCGTACTACACCTTTTCCGGGCGCTTCAGGGGTATCCCACCCTTTATTGGCTGAATCAGTAACTCAATTTCAAGCGCAATCTTACAAGGAATTATTTCCGGCAGGTGGCCCTGTAAAAACTCAAGTTATGGGAGCAACTAATCCACAAGTTGACGCACAAGCAGGCCGTGTTAAAGAATTTATGAATTACCAACTTACTCACATCATGGAAGAGTATGAACCCGAACTTGATCAAATGTTATTTCATTTACCTCTGTCAGGTTCGGCGTTTAGAAAAATTTATTTTGATAATACTTTAGGTCGACCCGTTTCTAAATTTGTATCGTCAGAAGATTTAGTGGTACCTTATCAAGCAACTGATCTACTTACTTGTAATCGTATGACTCACGTAGTGAAAATGATGTCGAACGAATTACGTAAATTTCAGATCTCTGGATTTTATCGTGACGTAGATGTTGGTGAAGCATCAGACGAAGATCCGAGTGAAGTAAAAGATAAAATTGATGAACTTGATGGTAAAAGAAAAATTTATAACAAAGATGATATCTATACTTTATTAGAGATACATACTGATCTTGATTTACCGGGCTATGAAGATGCCAATGAGGCAGGAGAAGAAACTGGTATTAGTTTACCCTACATTGTAACTATTGAAGAAGGCTCAAATGAAGTACTATCAATACGTAGAAACTGGAATGAACAAGACCCACTTAAAATTAAAAAACAATATTTTGTACACTATAAATTTTTACCCGGCCTTGGTTTTTATGGTTTTGGCCTTATTCATATGCTCGGTGGTCTCACAAAAACCGCAACTTCAATACTACGACAACTTATTGATGCCGGCACCCTCGTCAACTTACCCGCAGGCTTTAAGGCTAGAGGGCTACGTATTCGTGATGACGACCAGCCGTTAGTTCCCGGTGAGTTTAGAGATGTTGATGCTCCAGCAGGCGATATCCGTAATTCGTTAGTGCCACTACCTTACAAAGAACCGTCGGCAACTTTATTTAATTTATTAGGTTTTGTTATTGAAAGCGGTAAATCATTTGCTGCAGTAGCTGACATGAAACTTGGCGAAGGTAACGAAGTTAATCCAGTCGGCACGACTATGGCGTTACTTGAGAGAGGCATGAAAGTTATGTCTGCCATTCATAAAAGAATGCACATGGCGCAAGGAAAAGAATTTAAATTATTAGCAAAATTATTTGCTGAAACTTTACCTTCGGTTTATCCTTATCAAGTTGTTGGTGGTAACCAAGCTATTAAATCGCAAGACTTTGACGAACGTATTGATGTCATTCCAGTATCTGATCCTAATATTTTTTCTATTACTCAACGCGTAACTTTAGCGCAACAACAATTACAATTGGCACAAGCAGCCCCACAGATGCATAATATTCAAGAAGCCTACCGAAGAATGTATGAGGCTATGGGTGTACAAAATATTGAAGCTATTTTACCTACACCACCACAGCCACAGCCTAAAGATCCAGCAACAGAAAATTCAGACATGCTGGGAGGACTTATTGCACAAGCATTTCAAGGACAAAACCATGACGCACACATTGGTTCCCATTTTGCTTTAATGACTTCCAGTGTAGTTAAATCTAATCCTCAAGTAATGGCGAACATACAAGCGCACGCTATGCAACATATTTCGTTAAAAGCCCAAGAAGAGAGTCAAGCACAAATGCAACAGCAAATGCAACAAATGCCTCCAGAACAGCAACAAATGATGCAACAGCAAATAATGCAACAAATGCAATCCAGTGTAGCAGAACGTGAATCGCAACTGGTCACTGATTTTGTAGAAAAACTAGAAAAAGCTTTAAAAGGTTCTACTGAAGACCCATTAGTTGAACTGAAAAAAGATGAGATAGAACTACGTCGACAAGACATGCAAAGAAAATCTCAAGAAGCAGAAGATAAATTAGAATTGGAAGAACGCAAAGCTGACGACCGCAAAGAAACAGACGAAGACCGAATTGATCAACAAAATAACGCGTTGTCTTTACGTTCGGCTATTGCAGTTGAGAAACTAGAAAAAGATACGGTTAATAAAATGATGGACAAAGCCGAAAAAATAACTGCTAACATGGAAAAAACTGTGTCAGCGGCTACGAAACCTTTTAATAGAGGTGGCAGGTAATGCCCGGCCACAACACCGGTCCCGGAAGCGGAATCGGCGGAAGTGCTCCCGGCGGTAATGTAACTGGCGGTGGCGGTAATGTAACTGGCGGTGGCGGTAATGTAACTATTGGTGGCGGTGGTGTTGGTAGCGGCGGCTCTAATACACCTTACGTTCCACCACCACCAACACTACTCACCGTCGTGCAGCCCGAAGCACCACCAATGCAATACGCTTCTCGGTATGCAAATGCTTCTACCGCAAATCGTGCTCCGGTAAAAACATCTATTATTGCAGATCAATATGCCCGTATGTTAAACGTGCCTTTCTTTCAAGCTTTTGGCGATGTTGATGCCAACTCCAATAGTATTTTTGATCGTAAAAATTTATTAACAGGTTATTCTAAGTCTCCTTTTGACAGTTACACTGCAGACGCACGACAAGACATAGAAGACAGTAGAAAACAATCTGATGTACAATCTAGAGCCTTGCAACAAAGTTTAGGTACCGAATACAATGCTACCACTGGAGACACTAACGACGTGTTAAAAAAAATGTACCCTACGCCAATAGATTATGGAAGTTCGTTTTCTATACCAGATTTATTGCAGTTTAGAGGACCTGATGTCACTAAAAGAAATATTAAGGGCAATACTTTCGGCAATGAAGGTTCCATGGATCGTAATTACAGCACTGTTAATTATGATTTGACAGGGCCACGAGGAGGTTTAAAAGAATTATACGCAGACATGCTTGCTAAGGGCGGTAGAGTCGGTATGAATGACGGCGGTAACCCAAGTTCTGAAGATGGCGGAAAAACTAATTATTACACTATGGGTCAACCAGTTACTGAAGAAGAATATAACATGCAAAGTGACTACATGGGCTTAAATCCACAAGGTATGGATTTGTTTAAAGCCTTTAGATTAGACAACCCAAATGTTGATGAACGAGTTATTTTAGACGCATTAAAGAAACAAGGTTACAATGCTGAAGTTGATATGTATAAGGGCGGTAGAGTCGGTTATGCACCGGGAGGCCAAGTTGCGGCAACTAACCCAAACGCAGCTCTTATGAATTTTTTAAATAATATTGCGAGTAGCAATGAATCTTTTATGTCAAAAGCTAGGTCAGCTAAGTCAGCTAGCGACTATGCTTTAGCACAACGCTACGGTCAAGTAGCAGAAACAGGAACTTCTGATCCTATAGACGATATGTTAAAAATGATAATTACTCCAAAAGTTGAGCCAAAAGACGTCAGTTTTGAAGAAAAATATGGAGGGATTAATCCAACTTACACACAACCGTTGTCCTACGGCAATCGTACGCCAGCAAGTCACGGTGGTATGATGATAGTAGATAATGGGGTTGTAAATAATGGAATTGGTAGTATATTAAAAAAATATAATAAAATACGAAAAGAACTATAGAAATTAATGGACGGATTGTGGTTTAGCGACAAGATACTTCGTATCATTCGCGACAAAAAAGAAAAAATTACAGACTTTGTTATGCATGGTAGCACGACCGAGAAAGCCGATTATAATTTTATGGTAGGTCAATTTCGTACCTTAGAAGAACTTGAAAGCGACATTAAAGAAATTTTAGACAAAGGAGAACAAAACGATGAGTAATTTAATATTGCCCACGCATGTAGCAAAAGCTCGAAAAAAACAAAAAGTTAAAAAAGAAAAACAATTAAATGCTGCAGAAATAGAAAAAAAACAAAAAGAAGTAGAAGAGTTATATGGAAAACGGGACTCTAAGTATATTGACCCTGACAATATTGATGATACTATCGCTGCAAAACTACCTAAACCTACTGGTTGGCGTATCTTAATTTTGCCTTATTTAGGGGCAGAAAAAAGTAAAGGTGGCATCATTTTATCTGATCAAACCCGCGAAAGAGAACAATTAGCTACCGTTTGCGGTTATGTGTTAGCTACTGGCCCTGATGCCTATGGTGATACAATTAAATTTCCTGAAGGACCTTGGTGTAAACAAGGCGATTGGGTAATCTTTGCTCGTTATGCAGGTTCGAGATTAAAGATTGATGGAGGCGATTTAAGGCTCTTGAATGATGATGAAATACTTGCTATAATACAGGACCCGACAGACATATTACATATGTAGGTCATCTTGCAATAATTAAC